CAACTAACGCAGGTGCCAGACGTATTACCGCAAATACTGCAACAACATTAACTTTGTCGTCTGTAATTTCAGTGATGGCAAACGGACAATCTCGTTATACAATTCAAGAAGCACGACCATTCGGTGCAATGTGCATTGATAAAGTAGCAGAAAGAGCTCCGTTGGGTTGGGCAACTTCAGGATCATCGACAACTTTGGTTGACACAACCAAAAACTGGAGAATAAATCAATATCAAAACTGCCGTGTCAGAATTGTTTCAGGAACGGGAGAAGGAAATGATGTTGTAATCACTTCCAATACTGCAACGACTCTAACCGTGGCTTCTTGGAACGTTGCAACACCAGATGCAACTTCAAAGTATGAGATTATGGACTCGTATGGAATAGTAACTACTGGTGCAGGAACAACAACTGTTACTGATGCAAATAAAAATTTCCCAACAAACTATCTGGCAGGAAAAAGAATTCGTTATATTGCTGGAACCGCTTCTTCTTCTGCTGGTACAGCAACCGTAGAAGTTTCAGTAACGTCAAATACTGCAACAGTAATTACAATACCTGCATTAACTTCCAATGCCACAGATACATTCTATGCAATTTATGAAATTCCAGCAAGAAGCACAGGTATTGATATAAAATGGCTGTATGGTGTTTCCGATGTAGAAAAGAAAGGAAGATGGTTGATTTCTCCCCGTGGCGGTGGTTCAAATATTTTTGATATATTTGACATCCCGACATCAACTTGGGAACTCACGCCATTCATTACACCAATTACAACTACTTTGACTACGGGTTCCATGTATGCATATGACGGAGTTAATTCTTATTACTTTACCAAAGACGCTACAAACCGTATTTATCAACTAGACCTTTCTAAGTTCCAAGTAGAAACAGCAACATCTATTCCATATGCTCATAGCACAGCAACCCTCAGCAATAAATTTGAAATTGTAAAAACTGTTGATGGTTTAACATATCTGTACGTCATGCGTCATACTGGTCAGGAAATGTGGAGAACCTTAAAGTTCTGGTAAGTATGCATTATAACATAAATATTAAGACATGGCACTAGATTTTCCTACATCACCAGCACTTAATGAAATTTACACATTTGGTGGTCGTTCATGGCAATGGAATGGCACTGCATGGGATGTTTATAGTCCTGCAGGTGGATTAACGCAATATGTTTCAAAATTAAATGGTCTTTGTGGGTCCATTAATATTGCTGCAGGATCTTCTATATCTGTAACCCCAACAGGTAATACTCTAACAATTGCCTATACTGGTGGAGGTGGTGGAGGTGGTGGTGCCACTGGTGCCACTGGTGCCACTGGTGCTACTGGTGCCACTGGTGCCACTGGTGCTACTGGTGCCACTGGTGCCACTGGTGCTACTGGTGCCACAGGCGCAAATGGTGCCACTGGAGCAGGTGGAGCTTTAGGATACTGGGGTAGTTTCTGGTCAACTCAAGACCAAGCAGCAGCAGGTACAACACTTGCTTATGCAATTACTTACAATAATACAGATCCAAATTCTAATGGTGTAAGTATTGTTTCCAATTCAAGAATTACATTCAGTAATTCCGGTGTATATAATATTGAGTTTTCAGCACAGGCGGACAGAGTTTCTGGATCCGGTACAGACACTATTGATATATGGTTCCGCAAGAATGGATCAGATATTCCAGATAGCAACACTATCGTAACTGTTTCCGGCGGCGCAGCCGCAGCCAAAACAGTTGCTGCGTGGAACTATATGTTGAATCTTAATGCGAATGATTATGTTGAATTGATGTGGAGAACATCTGATACTCGTTTAGAATTTATCGCAGATCCAGCAGGAACAAACCCAACTAGACCGGCAATTCCTTCTGTAATTCTTTCAGCAAATCAGGTTATGTATACTCAGCTTGGTCCCACGGGTCCCGCAGGTCCAACTGGTCCACAAGGAAACACTGGTGCTACAGGTGCTACTGGTCCAACTGGTCCACAAGGAAACACTGGTGCTACAGGTGCTACTGGTCCAACTGGTCCTCAGGGAAACACTGGAGCCACTGGAGCAACAGGACCTGTAGGCGATTATGTAATTTCAATTCGTGGCCTCACTGGACCAGTAGGCTTAACTAATGGCTCTGGAATAGGTCTATCAGTTTCTGGAAACACTCTGACTGTTTCGAATACTGGGGTACTGAGTATTGACGGTAGCACTGGGGCTATTACAAATGTTGCTCGTACAAATGTAGATAATAATTTTAGTGCATCACAAACTACAGTAAGTACAATAACTGCAAATTCTACGTCTTTACAGCCTACTTCAATACTTCATTATTATGATTCTAGTACATTTTCACAGTTGTGGCAATCTGCTGATGCAAATTCAACAATAACATTTCCGAATTATACCACAACTCTTGCAGGACTTGCAGGAACTCAAACCTTCACAGGTACAAATACTTTTAGTACTTTAACAAACTTTACTTCAGGAATCAGTGCAGCAGGAGGAACCTTCAGCGCACTCACAAGATTCAATTCAGGTATTAGTTCAGCAGGAGGAACTTTCACCGCACTCACAAGATTTACTGCGGGAATTAGTGCTTCTGGAGCAACCTTTAGCGGCAACATCTCTGCACCAAATATTGTTAACAGTTTCAACGGAATCACAGGTGCAGTCACAGGTGTAGCATCTATTCGTGGTCTTACTGGTACTGTTGGAATCACCAATGGCAATGGAATTGGTCTGAGTGTATCTGGTCAGACTATGACCTTCAGTAATACTGGAGTGTTGAGTATTAATGGTGGTACTGGTGCCGTTGCGAATGTTGCAAGAACAAATGTAGATAATAATTTTAGTTCTGCTCAAACCATAGATGCACCAGGTGCATTTCTTGAAATAATTGGTAGTAATACCGCCTTTATTCTTACTCCTGGTACGGGTATTGTAGTTAGTGATTCAATTAATTCTCCTCAAACATTACAGTTTAATCAGACATTTACTAATACTACAGTTACTCTTCCTAATTATACTACAACTTTAGCAGGTCTTTCTGGTAATCAAACCTTCACCGCACTCAATACCTTTAATGCAGGTATTAGTGCTGCTGGTGGTGTTACTCTTTCAGGAACTTTGCAGGGAACAACTGCAAACTTCACAGGTCTTGTATCCTCTACTGTTGGGTTCTCTGGTGCAGCAACCAATCTAGTTGGAAACGCAAACGGTTTGACTGCCGGAAGTGCTTCTAGAGTTCAAATTGCAGAAGCGGCATCAGCATCTTACTATTTTGCACTTGCCAGTGGTCCTGGAAACACAGGAATATTCGTAGACACATCCGTCCCAAGATGGGTATACAATGCATCAACAGGTGCATTGTTTTCAACCACGGGATATGTAGAGGCTGCAACTTTATACGCAACTACTGCAATCTATGCAAATACTTTGGGAGGGTATGACGGTGAATTACCACTATACATTGTCTCTCCGTACTATGATGGAACAAATCAGGCAATTTATATTGGTGATACTAATGGTTCGCAAAACGGAACATTAATTACAATAGACGATGCCGCAAGTAAGATTGAATTCTTCGCTACCGATATTAACGCTTTAGGAGCCCTGAATGTAAAAAATAGTGGATATCTGGTATTTTATGATGCAGATGCATCAAACTATGTTGCATTCAGAGGAGCAACGGCTCTTGGTGCTAATACTCTTTGGACTTTGCCTTCGGCTGATGGATCTTCAAACCAAGTCCTGACTACAAACGGTTCAGGAATTTTGAGTTGGACTACTCCAAGCGGTAGTGGAATAACACAATATGTTTCTACTTTAAATGGTTTAACAGGTGCTGTTCAATACATCACGGACTTCAAAAGAGGGTGGTTCTTATCATGAGAAGATGGCGACTCAATTCAGGATACTGTGGCAACACAGATCAACGCCGCACCAAAGCAGGAACCATTCCTGCTCTGAAGCACTACATTGAGAGGGATTTGGGGCAGTTTAATAGCAATCCTTGGACACCATCACAAATTACGACAGACCTTTGGTTTGATGCAGCCGATGCATCTACTATAACTCTTAATGGTAGCACCGTATCTCAATGGAACGACAAGAGTGGAAATGCTAGAAATATATCACAGGTTACAACAGCAAACCAACCCACATACAGTAGTGTAAATTCAGAAATTGTATTTGATGGAACTAATGATATTCTTAGCAACGCTTCTGTGGGAGCAGCCGATTTGGTTTCAGTAACTATAATTACTGTAATGAAAATGAATAGTGGTGGTGGAACCGAAGATGTTGTTATGGGAATCGGTGAAACAGGAGCGACAGGGAGAATCAGAACATTTTATAGAGGTGCTAATCAAACAACGGTAGGGTTTGCAGGTTGGGGAGCAGATGTTGGGACTTCAACACACAGTTGGGATATTGGTGGTGGTTATCACATTTTCTCTGCATGGAACACCGCACTTGGCGCATCAAGCAATGTTCGTTTATCCCGTGATGGTGTCACCCCAACAGTACATTCTACAAGCGGCAGTTTAGTCGCATCGATTAACGGTTTCAGCGTTGGTTCTCTTCGGGGAGCATTGGTTGGAAATTATTACTCTGCAATTAGTGTGAAAGAAATAATTGTTTTGTATTCCGCAGTCACAGACACCAACAGACAACTCATTGAAGGCTATCTTGCATGGAAATGGGGACTATCCGCAAATCTTCCATCAGATCACCCGTACAAAAACGCAGCACCATAAGCATAAATACCATAGAAGAAACATCGTATGCCAGACATCTACACAAACTACGCCACATCCATCACAGGCTCAACAGCAGCCACTACGATCTATGCGGGAATCACAGGAACCGCAATCGTGAACGGCATTCACATTGCCAACAGCAATACAACTGTAGCAAACTCCGTGTCCGTGCAACTCTTCAAGGGCGCAACGGGATATTTTATTGTCCGTGGTGCTGCTGTTCCCATTCAGTCCACCTATCAGGCATTGGACACTCCCATTCCTCTCACAACCGGAGACAGTTTGAGGGCTACACAGGGCACAACCGCAGGATTGGACATCATCGTATCGGTATTGGAGTCAACCTAATGGCACTACAACAAATTATTCAACATCCTACAGGAACCTATTCGCAATATTGGAAGATTCGTACTCTGAATCTGAATCATACCGCCAAGACAGGTACAGTTATTTTGGATGGATATGTTTCTGAACAAGCAAGAATAGACAATAAGATTCCTCTTGATGAAAGAACCATCAATGTGTTTGATTTTGATGTGTGGTTTGCACCAGATGTCATTGATGCTGAGGGAATGAATCAGGTAAAATCTGCATATACCTTTACAAAATCCATTCCGAATGGTGAGTTTGTTGGATCGACAGACGTTTAAAATCTATATTTTTAATTGACATATGAATATTATATGATATAATACTTATATGCTTTTAGAATATTTTAAAGATAATCCTTACATCCCAGATCCAAATTTTCAAACCAAGATGGCAGCATGCTTTGACCTTGCCGCATACATTCCAAAGAATGAAAAGGTCAAAGTTTACTCTGGCAAGGAATGCATGGATGTCTCCCCAATATATGACTCTGAGAAGGAAGACTCCTATGTCTGCCTGATGCCCGGAGAAAGGGCTCTAATTCGCACAGGCTTGACTTTTAAGCTGCCCGATGGATATTCCCTCCGTCTACACCCCCGGTCAGGGATGGCCCTTAAATACGGTCTTACGCTGACAAATTGCGAAGGCGTGGTTGACGAGGATTACACCTATGAGACAAAACTTATTATGATGAATACCAATAGCAAGGATTCCATCAAAATTTATAATAAGGACCGTGTAGCACAGGCAGAACTAGTTGCTTATGAGCAGCCTTTACTTGCTGAAATTCAATTTCGTCCGACTCTAAAGTCAGACAGAATCGGTGGGTTCGGTAGTACTGGTGTCAGATGATTTCTTTGGAAATTTAATTGATTTAAATTCTTTCCAAGCAAACCATATCACAACAGCCAAGATAACCACATACCAAAAACTCCATTCGGAGGCTTGGTTGGGAGATCCAAAGAATGGTTCTTTGAGAACGCTGTGAATTTGGTTTCCCTGTTTGTCTAACGGAGAAATAATCTGAGGAGATGTGCACGATACTAGAAATAGAACCATTGGAATCAAATATTTCATGATTTATTTCCTCCTGCGGCTGTGCCAAAGTAGAATCCAACCACAGCCAAAAGAACTTGGCGATTTTCTTCAGCAAACAAGTATCCAGGAATTTCTACAAAGTATTTGCGTGTTGTTTCTGGAACCAATCCAAAGAAACTTTCAGGTTGTTTTTGAGTAAACTCGGCAAAGGTTGAAATTCCAAAAAATGGTAAGACAAATGGAGCCGCAACTACGGCAAATAGACAGGCCAATACAATCAGTTGTCTTACTCCCTTTCCAAGATCAATTGGAACTCTTTGAGCAGCCTTGTCTTGATTGTCTGTGGTTTGTTTATTGGCCTCAATTGCGATCTTAAACATGTCTTTTTGATCTTGGGCTCTTTGTGCCCAATAACGAAACAAAAATCCCGTCACTCCTCCACCTAGCAAAGATATTAATTCTGTTGGCATATTACCTCAATTCTTTTGATGTGAAAGTTGTAGTTCAATCGAATTACGAATAGATTCAAAAATATCCATAAAATTCTTTTCTTGAATTAGTATTGGTTCAAAATCTTTGTGCCACTGCATCAATACAAATCCAACATTTGTTCCCTTGCTTTTTAAAGGTAAGCAAGAAAAATGAGAAATGTTTTCATCATCAAAGAAATGTCTTGCATGACTATCTGTTGGCAAAGACTCAATAGAATGAATAACTGCACTATTTTGTGTAACTTTATTCAATAAAGGAACAAATAAAGAACATTGAGTTCCTTTGAGTTTTCCTACTTGTGAAACATATCCTTTATGGGAAGATTCGTGAGTTATTGAAAACTTTAACATAGAGATGCCATCCATGAAATATTCTCCATTATGCAGTTGCAAAACGGTGGATCTCATGCTACGGCCTTCAAGACGAAGTTCTGTAAGTAGTTCGTGGATTTCTGTATGGATTGTATTAAAACTGTAATTTGTTTTATCTTTATTCCAAAATTTTTTAATTCCGTATCCGAGTCCAGCCAATCCGGCTACCCCATACGCTGAAAGTTCAAATATTTTAGAAAAATCCATTGATAAACTCCATGTCTTAATATTTATATTTGACAGGGTGTTAATATGTGATAGAATGACATTCTATGATGACAAGAGAACAATTATTTAAATTACACGAAGAAATTTGCAAGGAAGCCATTGAACTCATGCGTAAAAAGAACAATGACTACGCATCTGGCGTGGATCCTTTCATGAATTTTCGAAGAGCGGAATATTTAGGATTTGCTACGGCAGAATTGGGTGTTCTTATTCGTATGACCGATAAGATGTCTCGTATTTCTACGTATTTAAATAAGGGTGAGCTTTCCCTGCAAAATGAAAGCGTCTATGATGCAATTGTTGACTTGATCAATTATAGCGTTATCCTTGCCGGACTGCTTAAGGATAAAGAAACTAAGAAAGACTAATGAAATTTTACACTGCTTGCGTTTTAAAAGGGAACAAAGTTCTTGTTCGTGGTTATGACAATGGTGTTCGATTTACGGACACCATTGCTTATAAGCCTTCTTTGTATCTTAAATCTGATAGTCCTTCCAAATATAAAACTATAAACAATGTAAATGTCAAACGCATGAAGTTTGATACATTGTATGACTGTCGTCAATTTTTGGATCAATACAGAGATATTGATAATTGTCCTATCTATGGGAACACTGATTTCGTTACTCAATATCTCATGGAGATTTATCCGACTGAGGTGGAATACGATCTTTCTAAGATCAAAGTAGCCTACCTAGACTTGGAGTGTGAGACCGAGGGGGGATTCCCAGACCTAGACAACCCCAATGAACGAATCAATCTTGTGACGATTCGAATCTGTGGTGTCAACTATGTTCTTACTATGAAGCCACTCACCTTGCCAGACTGCAAGGTTGTTATGGTTACATCAGAGAAGGAACTAATCAAGAAGATCTTCGATATTCTTGCCAAAGAAGATATAGATATTCTTACCGGATGGAATATAAAACTCTTTGATATGCCCTATATAATAGGTAGGGCAAAGCTTTTCTTTGAGGAAAAAGAGATTCAGAGTTGGATGCCGTTTGGTTTGATGAAGATGCGTGAGACTAATATCGGTGGTAAGGACTATAAACTCTTTGAGTTTCCCGGCTACACGATCCTAGACTACATGGATCTTTACAAGAAGTTCAGACTTGTTCCCCGAGAAAGTTACGCTCTTAACTTTATTGCAAAGGCGGAACTAAATGCTCAAAAACTGGATTACAGCGAGTATGGATCTTTGCGGGAGTTCTATACGAAAGATTTTCAAAAGTTTGCGGAGTATAACGTCCAAGATGTCGTGCTGGTTGAACAGCTTGACAATAAGCTCCGATTGATTGATTTGGCGATCTCCATTGCCTATGAGGCAAAGATCACATTTGATACGGTCTTTTTTGCCACTCGGATCTGGGAGACCATTTGCTGTGACTATCTTGCAAAGCAATACATTGTTCCACCTCTAAAAACCAAGTATGCCAAGGATGAGCAGTTTGTTGGTGCATATGTCAAGGAAGTTACACCGGGACTCTACAAGAATATTGTAAGTTTTGACGCAACCAGCCTGTATCCATCCATTATCATGTCATGGAACATTTCTCCTGAAACTTGCATTCACAAAGATTCATCACTCAATGCTGATGATTTCCTTCGCAGCAAGCGTAAAGAGATTCCAGGTATTATTGAAGATGCTGAAAGCCAGGATGCATGTGTTGCTTGCAATGGTTCTTTCTTCACCCGTAAAGTCAAGGGCTTTATTCCAATCCTGATTGAGACCACTTTCAATCAGCGTAAGGAAGCCAAGAACAAGATGATGGAACTGAAAAAGGAATATGAGGAAACCAAGAACGCCGATCTTCTTCCACGTATCTCTGCTCTAGATATTCGTCAAACCGTAAAAAAGATTTTGGCTAACAGCCTTTATGGTTGCCTCGGCAATCCTGCATTTACATATTCATCTCCTGAACTGGCTACGGCAGTTACCGTTACTGGTCAGGTTATTATTCGTACTGCTGAGAATTCCATGAATGACTACATCAACAAGGTCATGAAGAATTCTGAGCCAAAGGATTATGTTATTGCTGTTGACACGGATTCCGTATATCTTAATCTAGATGATGTGATTACCAAAGTTTCTAGCAAAACTCCTATTGCCGACATTACTTCCTTTGTGAATGATATTTGTGAAAACAATATTCAGAAGGAATTGAATAAGGTCATGAAAGATTTGACGTGGATGCTTGGTTGCGATAATAACAAGATCTCATTCAAACGTGAAGCAATTGCTTCTGTAGGATTATTTGTTGCTAAGAAAAAATATGCACTTCTTGTTCAAGACAATGAAGGAATTAGATATAGCGAACCGCAGTTAAAAATCTTGGGCATGGAATCTGTAAAGAGCAGTACTCCTGGGATTGTTCGTGATAAATTAAAAGAATCTATATTGATCATCCTGACCAAGACCCCCGAGGAGTTGAGCAAGTTTGTGAATGTATTCTCTGATGAATTTATGAAAATGCCTATAGAAGATATTGCTGCTCCTCGGGGTGTCAAGGGTATTAGTAAATATACTGATTCGTCTAACATCTATAAATTAGGTACTCCAATTGCTACCAAAGCTGCATTGTTACACAACGCATATACCAAGAAATTAAAATTAGATAAAGAACTTCCACCTATCAAAGAAAACGATAAGATAAAGTTTGTTTTTGTTCGTGTTCCCAATCCCTATGGTATGCATGGCAAAGATTCTGTTATGGGATTTATCGGCAAGCCTCCTTCCGAATTCAATCTTGAAAAATATATTGATCGTAAGAAACAGTTTGATAAAACATTTGGTGAGCCTCTAGATAATATTTTGCAGGCCATCAAGTGGTCGATAAATGAGCAAGTTACACTTGAATCCTTCTTTGAGTGAGGTATAATACAAATATGGGTCAGATTAATTTTAAAACAAATTCTAAATTAAAAATGTTGGAAGATATTGACATCGATAAGATTATTGATGATGCTAAAAGACCTATGAAGCAGTATTCTAAGGATACTTATCAGAGGAAGTATCCAAATCATACTCATGTAGATTTTGAAGTCTTCAAACTAAAAGATGCATTAATCAAACAGTTGCAAGAAGAAGTTAAAAATTTGAAAGAAGAAATCGAAGATCTCAAGACTGATCTAAAGTCTATGATTGAAATGGAAAGTTAAGAAATGATAAAGAAATTTAAATCTAGATACGGTGATGAGCGAATTCTCACACTTCTTGAAAACGGATCTTATAAGGTCGAAGGTAGTACTCGGTATACTCGCCACGGTGATGGGCTATTTGATTTTGAAGGTGGCCCATGCTATATGGTTGGGGATAGACTACTTGACGTTGATGATGACTTAATCATTGAATCACTAACAATTGATCAGAGCATAGACAAAGAAGACTACGCTGCTGTTATTATTAATACAAGAAAGGCCAAGCGTGGCAAGTCCAAATTCTAAAAAGAATAAGATGCCTAAGTTACTCAGATATCGTCGTCTATATGATGTTCTCACGGAATCCGAAGCGGATTTCAAGAGTCGCATCACTGGAATGCCTGTATATCTTTTATTGAGTGAACATAGGTTGATTTGTGAGCAATATGGTGTAGAATCATTTAAGGTCAATGATCAATTGACTGACAGAGTATCTAAAATTTATGATAGACTGTCTCTTGTTCAAAAAGAAATCATGCAGACCTTTCATAACATGAATGATCAGTTGATGATATCCGATTACTATGCTGATCAAGCATACGTACAGAAAGAAAAGGAAAAGAATGTCAAAGTATCTACAAAATCTACTAAGTAAAATTAATAACCCCGATGCATCAATTGTTGCTGATGGCATCGACGGTGCAGACGTAACTGGGTTCATCGACACGGGCTCTTATGTATTGAATGCCTTGCTGTCTGGCTCTATATATGGTGGGCTTCCAAATAACAAGATTTCTTGTCTTGCTGGAGATCCCGCAACCGGAAAGACTTTTTATGCAATTGGAATGGCTACGCAGTTCCTTAAAGACCACAAAGACGGGCTTGTCATGTACTTTGACACGGAGCAAGCAGTCACTTCGGACATGTTTGAATCCAGAGGGATTGACACCAAGAGAATTGCGGTTGTTCCTGTTGCAACAATCGAAGAGTTCAGGACTCAGGCTCTCCAGATCGTCAATGAAATTAATGAGACACCTGAAGAGGAACGCAAGCCAATCTTTATGGTTCTTGATTCTCTGGGAATGTTATCGACAAAGAAGGAAATGAGCGACACTGCTGAAGGCAAGGATGTTCGTGACATGACCAAGGCTCAGGTCACGAAAGGTGCTTTCCGTGTTCTGACAATCAAGCTTGGTAAGGCCAAGATTCCTCTTCTTCTTACTAATCATACTTACCAAGTAATTGGTTCTTATGTTCCTACCAAGGATCTAAGTGGTGGTGTTGGTCTGAAGTATGCAGCCAGTAACATCATCATGCTTTCCAAGAGCAAGGACAAGACAGACGAAGGCGTAGTTGGAAACTTTATCAAGTGCACCAATTACAAGAATCGATTTGTCAAGGAGAACATGCACGTAGAGACTCGCTTGAACTATACTTCAGGTCTTAGCCGTTATTATGGCTTGACTGAGTTTGCAATTAAGTATGGTATCTTCAAGAAGGTATCGACACGTGTAGAACTTCCAGATGGCAGCAAGGTGTTTGAGAAGAATATCGATGATGAACCAGAAAAGTATTTCACGAAAGATATCCTAGATAAGTTGGACGCACAGATTCAAAAGGAATTTAAGTATGGCAAAGGCTCCGAAGTATAAATTTTTACCAGAAGCAACTACAGATGTTTCGCAGACCTGCCCAATTTTAATCATTGAAGGAAAATTTGAAGGAATTGTTTATCGTTATGGTAAAATTTCATTCAATGAATTGGATACAGGTGATCTGAACGTAATGATGGATATTGAAATGATTACAGCACCCGAAAATTTTAATCAGCAAGATAAAGATTTTACAGATGTTGCTGGTGAAATATTTGTTAATATTGTAGAGAATCAAGTAGAAGCCGAACCCATAGATCTTGAAGCAGATGTTCATGAAGATCCTCTGGACAAACCCTAAATCAGTGATAGACTAAAAATATGGAAACAGTTATTTTAAAGAACTTGGTCCTCAATGAGGACTATGCTCGCAAGGTTGTCCCCTTCCTTCAAGATGAATACTTTCACGACAAGGCCGAGAAAACGGTCTTCAATATCGTAAGTAAGTTCATTCTGAAGTACAACAACATTCCAACCAAGGATGCTATTCTTATCTCTTTAGGAGATGAGAAGGGCCTTGGAGAAATGGAATTCAAAAAGTGTTCGTCTATTGCAGATGAAATGTACAAGGAAGGTGAAAAGTCAGACACTAACTGGCTTGTGGAGAACACAGAAAAGTTTTGCAAAGAAAAGGCCATCTACAATGGTATCATGGCCTCTATTGGTATCATTGAAGGTAAAGATAAGGAGCAAACCCAAAATGCAATTCCTGAGATTATGTCTAAAGCCCTTTCAGTATCCTTTGATACAAGAGTTGGGCATGACTTCCTTGAAGATGTGGATGAGCGTTATGAATATTATCACCGCGTCGAAGAAAGGACTCCGTTCGATCTGGAAATGTTTAATGTCATTACCAGAGGTGGTGTACGTAAGAAGACGCTGAACGTTGTAATGGCAGCATCTGGTGTTGGTAAGAGTGCATTTTTGTGTCATCACGCTGCCGCGTGTTTGTCGCAAAACTTGAATGTGCTTTACATCACTCTTGAAATGGCTGAAGAGGAAATTGCAAAAAGAATTGACGCCAATCTGTTGGATACGGATATGCATATTCTGGAGCAAATGCCGTTGTCAAAATATGAAAGCAAGATTGAAAACCTCAAGAAAACTTGCCGTGGTCGTTTGATTATTAAAGAATATCCAACTGCTGCTGCAAATGTAACTCACTTTAAAAATCTAATAGAAGAACTTAAAATTAAAAAGAAGTTCACCCCTGATGTAATTTTTGTTGACTATCTCAATATTTGTTCTTGCGCTCGTTTCAAGCTTGGCAATGGTATGAATAGTTACACTTATGTTAAAGGAATTGCAGAAGAGTTGCGTGGTATGGCAAAGCAATTTAATATTCCTCTTTGGACTGCAACCCAAGTTAACCGTGAAGGTGCAAAGAGCAGCGACATGGAGATGACAGATACATCAGAAAGTTTTGGATTGCCACAAACAGCGGATTTCTTTGTTGCTCTAATTGAAAATGAAGAACTTGCTGCGGCTGGTCAATTGATGATCAAGCAACTAAAGAATCGTGGTAACGATACAACTAAGAATAAAAAGTTTTTGGTTGGTGTCAATAAATCTAAGATGAAGTTTTATGATGTTGATAATTCCAATAGCAATCTAATCAATGCAAATAATACAGATGAAGAGGTTCTTGGTTCTGGATTTGATGGAAAAGCTTTTGACCCTCAGTTTGGCAAGAAAAAGAATAAAGCAGTAAATTGGACCTTCGAAGGCGCTAAATAATGCTGTATATTGACAAGAAATATGTGAATCTTGTTTCGGGATCACTTGATAAGTTTAAGTGGAAAAAAGATTCAATGGCCACATGCAGATGTTTTAAGTGTGGCGACTCAAAAAAGAATAAAGCCAAGACAAGGGGCTATTTTTTTGAGCACAAAGGAAGTTATGTTTACAAATGTCACAATTGCGGTTTTTCTTGTAATTTATATTCTGTTCTTGAAAGTGTCAGCCCATCTCTCTGCAAAGAGTATGCATTTGAAAACTTCAAGGAAAAAAATCCCGAACCAATTGAGAGAAAAAAGACAGTTGTCCGTCAACCTATGTTCACGAATATCGGAACACGGCTTGACTTGCTCGACCCAACTCATAAGGCAGTAAAATATGTTAAATCTAGAGAAATTCCTGAAGAAAAGTATTGCAATTTTTATTACTGCTCTGATTTCAGTCGGGTCATGGCGGATTTTGACCGTGAAGGGACCAAGGAAGACAGACTCGTCATACCGTTCTATGACGAGGATGGGACACTACTTGGCGTACAGGGGAGATCCTTTGAAGAAAAGAGGGATTCAATACGCTACATTACCCTCAAGAAAGACGGCGAAGAACGGCTTTGGTACAACCTAGATAAAGTAGACCCTCGGGAAACTGTATATGTTACTGAGGGTCCGATTGACTCCATGTTCATTCCCAATGGAGTGGCAATGCAAGGTGCTGGCTGGCTTGATACGATGCCTGCAAAGATTGCAAAGTCAAAGATTGTGTTTGTGTTTGACAACGAGCCTAGAAACTTAGAAATTGTCAACCTGATTGGTAGATATATTGACGCCGGAC